CTTGCTCCTGCATTGCTTACGCATCTCAGATGTGTAGTCGGGGTGAAAACTTGCATAAGAGCAGTCAATCGCCTTGAATGTCATTTCAACTGCCACTGCAATGAACAGACAATAGAAGATCATTGCAATCAGGAATAAAGATACAAGTTCTTTAATCATTGTTCTCTCGCTTTCAGCATTGCGTCTGCCAAGGCATAGGCATTTTCTGCAACTTCCAAGTCGGTTGACGGATAATCGTTCTTTTCAATCCAAGCATGAACAGTTGCCTGCATCGCCTTAGCCGCAAAATAATCCCGCAGTGTCATTCCTGGATTCCAAGCATGTTGCTCATTTGTCTCTGGAAACGCTGGCCCACCTGTTTTTTTATTCATTTTCTTCAATCCTTGTCAATACAAAAATCAAACAAATTACCGCTGAAACGATTGCGGCAACACCAAAAATGATCAGTAGAAAGAAAAACAGTGTTTCAATCACAGTGTCTTCTCCACGATTGACCATTCACGCTCCTTCCGATTGGCATAAGAACGAGCAAATCCACCAGTCAGCATCACTAAACCAAGTTTTTGCATCTCTGGAAGCCTTCTGGACACTTGAGCAGAGTCAAGACCAGTCTTTGATGAGATTCCATCCTTGCCCATCGGCCCATACTTAGCCAAAGCATAGTGAATCTTTGCAAAGTGTTTGTCAGCCATTTCCTGTGCTTGTTCAGCCGCATCATGGCTAGTCTGAGGATCGGTCTTTCTAGACCTGAAGAACTTGAAAAAAATCATCATTCACTCCTATCAAATTTGGGCTACTTGTTCAGCAAATGTCCGAAATTCGCATAACTCACTTGAACCAAACTTTCACCCAGTTACATCAGAACGGGATATCGTCATCCATGTCTTCAACTCGCTTACCCTTTGGTTGTGGAGCTTCTTCACGAGGCTCTTTAGGGTTCATTGCGAGGCTCATAAACTTTCCACTCTTGCCGTCTTTGATCCAAGCTGAAAGCCAGTAATCCTTGCCACCAACAGTGATGTTCCCTTTGTAATCAGGGTGGTTGTCTTTTTCTTTCTTGTCGTTCTTGAATAGAACACCAGAATTGTCACGCTTTTCGTCCATGTCAGATTTCCTTAAGTTGATTCACTTTTTTGTCTAGTTCCGTGAGGAACTTCAACACCTCTTTTTCGAGTTCTGTGATGTATTCATCATCACGCTCGACACGCTTAACAAACAGTTTTAGGTGTTCTGGCATTCGTGAGTCGTAACTCACAAAGTCGCACCATTTCCTGCCCGTACAAGCCATTTGCCACTGCATTTGCACAACCCAGTCGCCTGGGACTGTTTTACTCAGCAGTGTCTCCAAGTGTGTGTGGCTCATTGGATTCTTGATTTCCACCAATCCGTCTTTCTCTACAAGACCATCAGGACTTGCAGAAGACATTGGAATAGATGGATGATCCACTGACCCACATTCATCCACTAGGACATTTGCTTTTGCCTCGTATGCGGCTCTAGCAAACTTCTCTTGTTCAATCCCTCGCTCCATCGCTGGATTGGTATATGCCTCAACTGGTTCACCTGTGATTCTTTCGATGAGCAATTGAGCCATGTATTTGGCACGAGAGGCTGAATAACCACTTTTGGTCTTAGCAATGACATCAGATACCCTTGATGCCGTTACCTTGCCCAAACGGGCTTTAAACCACTCTGATGATCCCTGTTCCATCATCTTGTCACCTCAATGGTGTGATGTAGCAAACTGTGTTTTAGGAAAACCATTGCTTCAATTGCACGATCTCGCAACATTCTGCGTTTCTTGTCTTCGTCAATGTATTTCTCCAAGTCGTAGTCATACAAAAATGATGTTAGATCAAGATGATCGTCAAGTAACTCTTTGATGACTTGTTGTGCATCGATTAATGTTTGCAATTTCAGTGGGATTTTTTGTTCCATGTCAGTATCCAAAGTTGAGATAAACACTGCCTCTAGGCCAGAGATCAAGCATCACAGTTGCCGCACCAGTTCCCTTGAAGTCTTCTTCCGTGTAGAGGACATCTGCGAGTTCTGACATTGACAATCCATTGAGTTTCATTCCTGGTTTGACAAAGTATCCCTTCATTGAGTAGTGAGGTAAATAGGTAATTCCCCTATGTACGTAGCAAAGTTGTGGTGTTCGTTCTTCACGCATTGTTCTTCTCCTCGGCATAGCCGTTTTTTTGTTTAAGTGTATTTGACAGTTCTTTGGCAAATGCCAAGCACCATTGTTCAGGGTCACGATTGAAGTCAACATGATGATCAAATTCTGTCAGCATGAAACATTCATGTATATCTTTATCTGTCGGCCCAATCCATTCACGCTTGCGAGGGGCATGAACCATTTCGTTGCCTTCCCAAACTGCCCCACACACACAATTTAGTTCAAGTTCTGGAGAGTTTGCGTAAAGTGGTGTTTCGTATGTTTTGTCGTGATCAACAAACCCTCTCATGTTCTTCTGAAAATAGACTTTGTGTGTGCTTTTATCTTGGTACATCCAAACCACAGGCTCTTGAGAAACTTGATGTTTATCTGCATCTGCTATAGCCTTACAAAGTTTGTTGTAAGCAAGTTCTATATCTCTTGGAATTGCAAACCCTTTCATCGCTATTACAAGATCAATTGAAGCCCGTTTCATTAGTTCTTCACGCATGATTAAGCTCCCAATGTTGATTTCTTAGCATCTTTGGCGGCAATGATCTGCTTTTGTGCATCCTGATCAGTCTTGCAAGCCTTGAGTGCTTTTTGATAATTCACCTTGAGTTCTTCAAGATTGATCGACTCTTCAATCATTGCAATCAAATCTGCAACCTTAGATTCAGTCAGCTTGAACTCAGGCTCAATCGATCCTGTTGTAGCGTCTAGCGCATCATGCTCAACGATGTGAAGCACCTGAACCCATAAGTAGCGAGAAATGTAGGTCTGCACTGCCCCCAGGTTCTGCACTGGATGACAACCTTTCAGTTGTGCTTCAGACATTGGGCTTGAGAAGATGATAATTTCGTCAGGCTTGTCTACATTGATCAGGACAAACTCTGCCATGTCCTTATTGAATCGGATCACAGATGTGAGTCCTACTTCAGCAAAGATTTCAAGAGCAGGGATTACGAAATCGGATAACTCAAAGTATGAATACCCAGCAAATTTGTTTAGACCAGACTTCTTGAGAGCCTTTTTGTGGAACTTAGATCTGGCTTCGTTCAGTTTTTGAAAAACATTCATTGTCAACTCCTGTTAAAAATTAAGCGGCTTTTTTAGTCTCGTGTTGAATCCACTGTTGCAAGCAATAGATTGAATCATTCATGTTGGATATTTCTTCCTGATAGCCTGTCCAGCGTTTGTTCAAGCACATCAAGTGCAGTGATTCGATTCTCTGCTTCAAGTCCAGAATCATCTCGCTGTAGTCGCCCACCAGGAATTTCTCTTGTGACATCTTTGAATCTCCTTGAAATGTCAGTTTGTGAAGAATTGGTATAAACAAATCGTGGATCAGTGATCCGCAGACTTGGATACGTTACTTTTGCCGTTGACAATTGACTGGACAATTTCGGTTTGTGTGTCGTCATCAAAGTCTTTGAGCTTGAGGAAGTATTGTTCGCCACAGCATTCGTCTTTGCTTCCTCGTGGCTTGATACAGAGCATACAGAATTGATCATCACAGTGTTCCTCCATAACCTCTTCCAAGTTCATCTTCGTTCTCATACCTAGTCCTCCTGTTGAGCATTTGTTCGACTCGTTGTGAATAGTCTGTTTTGTAAGCCTTGCGTTCTGCCGATTGGTCAACCCAAGGTGTTTTGATTTTGTCAATCACACGCAATTCTGCAATGCGTTGTGCCTGTAGTTCAATACGGGATTTCACCAATTGGCCAACTCCACGCCAATCACTGTTTCTGACTGCATCAGCTAATGCAGGACAGTCGCAGATAGCGTCTGCTATGTCTTGAGCATTGATTGTTTGAATGACTGCCCAGCGTTCACGATCAATTTCGTTGTTCATGCCACACTCCATTCTTTACCGTCACGAATGTGTTGCCTGTGCATTGCCGCCATGTCTCCAGCAATCAAAGCCATAGCCCTATTCACATCTTCTTGAGTGAGCATGGATGATGACAGTTGGTAGAACTGGTGACGACCATCATTGAACTCGATTGCAAAGTCATCGTAGTCATCGTATTCAACAGTGACATGGATTTCTTTGAAGTGAGGTAGAAAATCAATCGACCTTGAGATGCTGAAATCCTCTGGATCAGCGGTGACTGAGTTTTTGAAAAGTTTCATCTTGCGCCTTTCTTTGTTGAACACCTGTCTGGTGTGGAATGAATTCTGACATAGTTTTGATGGTCTGGAATAGGTGTTTTCCCTAGTATTTTTTTTGTTTTGCAGGGTTATGATGTTTTTTCCAATCACTAACAGGAGTTGAAAATTGAAACTAACTGAATCACACTATTCGATGCTTAGGAAACTAAACAATCGATCATTGGAAGTGCGTCAAATGACTCTGTTGAGTCATAGCCACTCATCTGATATTCACATCGAACGCTGGCTCAACGATTTACAGAAGCAAGGTTTTGCAGTGTTCATCGAACCGTTGTGGCACATCACGAATGCAGGGCGTGAACAGTTCGCCAAATATACGAATGGCGTTGCTGAAATCTTCAATAAGCGTGGCAAGAAGAAAGTTTACGATCAAGAGATTTATGAGGGTTTTGACCCGTCTAAAGAGGTCTATAGAAAGGGTTCTTTAGACTTCTTGCTTTGCCCGTCTTTTTCCTTTAACGAACGGGTCTACAAGGATACCTATTTGGCTCGTGTTGCAAGACGAGAACAGGTATGATATTGTTGAGTCTGGCTAGACAAGGGGTAGCTTCCTTGTCGAAAAGTGAACCTCCCACCTGCCACGACTCAACTTCAGGAGGATTTGCGAGGAAACTATGATACTTGTCCCCCAAGACTGGAAAACCTTCCAGCACTACAAAGATCGTTGCCCACCGTGGATTAAATTTCATCGTGACCTGTTAAATAACAGGACTTACGCTTGCTTGCCTATCGCTAGCAAAGCACTAGCACCTTTGCTTTGGTTGCTAGCAAGTGAGTCAGAAAATGGGCACTTTAATGGCTCAGTCGATGAATTGGTCTTCAGACTGCACATGACAGAAAAAGATGTTAAGGCAGGACTTAAACCATTGATTGATAAAGGATTTTTTATTGTTGCTAGCAAGATGCTAGCAGATGGCTATCAAGTTGCTATCCCAGAGACAGAGACAGAGACAGAGACAGAGGTAGAGAGAGAGACAGAGAGAAAGAAGAAGAGCAAAGCTCCATTCTCTATTTCTGTTGAAAAGCCAGAATCTGTATCGGATCGGATTTGGGAAGAATTTGTATCCCATAGGAGACGCAAGGATGCCAAGATCACCGCATTAGTCATGGAAGAAATCAATGAGCAAGCCGCACTTGCTGGATGGCCTTTGGAAAACGCACTCAAGGAATTGATCGTCAGGAACTGGCAGACATTTAAGGCGGACTGGGTTAAAGACAAAAACAACAATAGTGGTGGAAGTGGTTTATCAAAACAAGGTGAAATCAATCAGCGTGTGACTGCTGGATTAACTCGTGGACTCATTGGAGGTAACAATGTCAAACTACTCGGAAGATGATTTCTGTTCGCCAGACGATGGCCTGGACTATGTTTTTGCAAGACTCAGTGCCATTTATGGCGCACCATTCAATCGCCACTTTGATGGCATTGACCCAAACCTTGTTCGGCAGGAATGGAAGTTTCAACTTGGCAAATTCTTAACCTACAGGCCAACTATGGACTATGCCATTTCGATGCTTGATGGAGAATTCATACCAAGTGCAATCAAGTTCAGAAAGCTATGCAACGATGCCCCAGCCATTCCTGTAAAGCCTTTGGTCTTGATCACTAAACAACAAACTCAGGAAGAACTTGCTGAAGTGTCCAAAAACAAAGCTGAAGCAATTGCAAAACTCAAACTTTTAAGGAATCAATTCAAATGACCAAAAGCGAACTAACCGATGAAGATTGGGAAGTCATCAAAAACTTGGCTGATGAGACAATTGTCATGTTTGACGGTTTACCTGCTTGGCAGGTAATACACGCATTAGAAATGGTCTATGCCTTTATTGGGGTTTCTACTGATGTGCCATTCCACACAATGATGAACAATGTCTTGACTCATTACAAGCACCTGAAGAAAGAAGAAAATGAACTTTGAACAACTTGAACACTTGACAATCCAATGGGCTAAAGATCGTCAGATCATCCCGAACTCAAATCCTCTATCGCAAGGCATCAAGACCTTGGAGGAAGTGACAGAACTCTTAGCGGCATTGAATCGCCTTGACCGTGAAGAAGCGATGGATGCCTATGGTGATGTGTTGGTGACTTTGATCATTGGCTCACACTTGGCTGGCATGAACATGGTTGACTGTTTGCAATCAGCCTACGATGTGATCAAAGACCGCAAGGGCTACTTGAATACTGCTGGCGTGTTTATCAAAGAGACTGATGCACTTTGATGAAATCGTTGAACACACAATCAACCACTATGTTGAACTTGCACAACATCCTGGTTGGAAACGCTATGTGTGGGGCGAAATCAAAAGGCTAGACCAGGAACCGCCTTGGGCTGGAAAACAGATAAAAGAAAGGTTTTTAGAGCGTGTCAAATCCATTCATAACCAAAGCACCTCGTCAGGTGGTGCTGAACCCAATCGCTAGAGCATTCGCTAAAGACAGATTGAAGCGATTAGCCTTGAACCATCGCATCGGAATGATGATGTTGGTTGAAAACGAATATGCCGCAAGTGAAGCAATAGCCATGAGCTTTATCGTTCATGCTTTAATGGCTTGTTTGCAGGAAATGGGAGAGTCTGACTCGGTGGACTTTCGGATGCTCAAATCAGCGTCTGTCGTGTTGACTGACCTATCCAAAAGAAACTTTGCATGGCGTAAAGCAGATGCCATCACTTTGGACAATGCGATGGAAATTTGCGTCAAACGCTGGGCAGGGATTGATCCTGACTTGTTGCAAAAACATATCTATGATCTTGAACAAATCGATAAAAAGATTCAATTAGAACAGAGTGAGAAATGAATGAGTTGGCTCTTTTCGCAGGAGGTGCTATGAAATCACATTGGAAAAGTTCTGAGTATGCAAGGGAAAAAGCTAAAGCATGGCGATTGGCAAATCCTGAAAAAGTCAAAGAACATCGAGTGAAGAATCGTCAGAAAAACTATCGTCAAGAGCTTGTCAGAAAGTACGGGGTTGATTTCACATGGTTTGATGAACAATTTGAAAAGCAAAACAAATCTTGTGCAACTTGTAAAAGACCTCTTGAGTGGACAGATAAGCAAAACACGCCTCATGTTGACCACTGTCATGAGTCTGGAAAAGTAAGAGGAATACTTTGCAATCGTTGCAACACAGTTCTGGGGCTTTGTCTTGATGACAAAGGATTGTTCACAAACTTAATTGGATACTTGGAATGTCATGGTTAATCAGCCAAGCCTTAATGAACTCGCTCTCTTTGCAGGAGCGGGTGGAGGAATACTTGGCGGCAAACTCCTTGGATGGCGAACAGTCTGTGCAGTCGAGTGGGAACCCTATCCAGCAAGCGTATTGTGCGCCCGACAAAATGAAGGCTTTCTCCCGCCTTTCCCGATTTGGGATGACGTTCAAACCTTTGACGGACATCCCTGGCGAGGAGTTGTCGATGTCGTCAGTGGTGGCTTTCCATGTCAGGACATTAGTGCCGCAGGAAAAGGCGCAGGGATTGACGGAGAACGCTCAGGAATGTGGCGAGAAATGGCACGGATCATTCGTGAAGTTCGACCTCGATACGCATTCGTGGAGAACTCACCAATGCTCACTAGTCGAGGGCTTGGAGTTGTTCTCGGAGACTTGGCCTCAATGGGGTTTGATGCGAGATGGGGAGTGCTGGGAGCAGCGGACGTTGGAGCAAACCATCAGAGGGACAGAATCTGGATTGTCGCCAAATGGCGTGGACAGCTTCCACACGCCCAACACGACAGGATTAGACGGTGGGAGCAACAGCAGGAAAGCACTAAAGAAGCGTCAGGAAAATTGGCCTACTCCAGATGCGAATTGTGGGATGAGGGGAACTCAGGAGAATTGGACACCCAAAAGGAAATCGGGTCATCAAGCGCAGTATTCAATCAATCAAGCGGTGAGAGACAGAATGTTCCCAACACCGACTGCACACAATTCCAAAGAGGGAGCATATCCATCGCAATTCAACAGGAAAACTCCGACTTTGGCGACTCACGCTGGTGGCAAACTGAACCCAACGTGGGTCGAATGGTTGATGGGTTGGCCTCTGGAGTGGACAGACTTAAAGCCATTGGGAATGGGCAAGTCCCACTCTGTGCAGCAACCGCATGGCGAATTTTGAGTCAAAAATGAATCAAGTATTTATCGGCATCGATCCTGGTGCAGTCAGTGGAGCAATCGCCGCAGTGGATGACCGTGGAGAAGCCATAGCGTCATACATGATTGACCATCAAGATAAGCACATAATGGCAATGGCACTAAAAAGCAGAATAATGGGCTTTGCGCCTGTTGGCACTGATGCCCAGATCTGCATCGAGCAGGTTTTTTCGATGCCTGGGCAGGGTGTAGCGTCAACCTTTGCTTTTGGGCGTGCTGTTGGAGCTATAAATGCGGTTTGTGAGCTTTCTAGATTCCCTGTCCATTTCGTTAGACCGCAGGTTTGGAAAAAGTATTTTCATTTAACTGCCGACAAGGACGAGGCTTTAGACCTTGCAAGGTTCATGTTCAAAGGGCATAACCTTAAGCTAAAAAAGGACATAAACAGGGCCGAGGCACTATTGATGGCTTATTACCTACGGGATCAATTTTGCAAGTGAAAGACAAAAAGCAAACCACATTTAAATTGGATGAAACTCAAAAGCTGATTCTTAAAGTCATCAGTGAGGAAGATACATTGCGTGATGGGCTGGACATTGCAATTACTTGGGCTAGGCATTTTTACCAGCTTGGATTGAGGCCAGATGATCCGCTCGATTGTGTGGGTTTGGCAATCAAAACGCATGGCGAGCCGATGACATGGGATGAATACCACAATTCGGACAACGATAGACAGGCTCAGGAAGGCCATTAAACGGGTTTTGGGGCGTTTTTTTGGGCTTAGGTAGGCAAACATACACGGACAACAAAAAACCCGCAGTAGCGGGTTCTATGAGGTTTTTAGCGTTTCCCGAAAATAACTTTTAGGATTAAACCAATGGTGGCATAGATCATTGTTAGCCTTTCAAAATGGTGGTTTTTCAGTGGGTGACTGTCTCTGAACTGATTTTTACTGCGTAGCGACGAATCCATGCGGCGAGGTTTGTCTGGGTGCGCAGATCGTCGCCATCAGCGTAGGCGGTAGATGGAATGCAGTATCCAAAATTTTTCAGTGCTTCATCGGTCTGCCAGCCATTCACATCGGGTGAGCTATGCTGAGTGATCTTGCTACGGATATAGCGTGCGGCGGCGGTGGATTGTGCGATGGTGAGTTTTGTCATGTTTGGTGGTGGGTTGAATGGTGGTGGGTTTTGGCTAGGGAAAGGCCAAAAAGGGTGATTCATGCGGCGGCCTCAATGAATGATTCGCTCATGCAAGTTTTGCATCCAGAATAATCCGTTTTTTCGTTCTGATCATCGATGAAATCGATCATTTCTTGGTAAGTATCGAAGTCGTATTCTTCTCCGCAGTCGCCGCATGACCATGACCATTGAACATCAAACCCGATTGAGCAGTAAACACACCCAGAACCCCAGTCCTCATCCCAAACCCAAACATTGCCTGAATTGTGATTGAGTCCTGATTGTGTGTTTTTGCCGATTGAAAGTCCCGCTTTATGAATGGCTTTGATGCACTCATTCAGTCGTTCAATATCAGCACCTTGCAAGTTTTCAAAATTCATGTCAACACCTATTAAATGAATCAGGGAAAATTCCCCCATTGCCCACGATCAAATGGGCAATAAGTGACTCATCCTCTGTAAGCAAGCAAGCCAGCGATCAGAAC